CGCTATTGTTCTACGGGTCATGTGAACCTCGTATTGCTGTGTGATTGTGAACACCTCTGTAGACTCAAAAACATCACTGTTCGCGTTGGTCATGCGAACCTGCCCTAAGTCACTGTCGCCAGCGTAATCATCTAACGCATTCCTGACCGCTAAACACGTTAACCAGTTCTCGCGAGGGTTATCATGCATGCAGGTAATTTCAACCGTGTAGCGGTCGTAGTCTACCAGCCTGTCTTTTGTGTCTTGTGGGTCAGTGCCTACCAGTTGCAAAACGATGGCTGGTATTTGCGAGCCTTGCAGCCTCACCAACGGAAAGATGTTGTTCGCGTTGACGTATGTCGTAACATCGCTATCTGCTTTTAGTATGTCGATGAGGTGGTGAATCATTACAATCCGTTTTTACGTTTAAACTCTTCTAATTGCTCAAAAATTTCTACGACGAATTTACGTTCTGCTGTTGCCATTTGCGACACATAAGCTGCATCGAAATAGTCGTTGTGCTTACTGCCACGGTAGCGGATTTTCTTAACCCGTCCCCACTTGCCAGCACCCATTGCGACGACAAAGCCTTGTTTCGGGTTGCTTACGTCCTGCATGTAGACCTGTCCAGCACTGTCTTTTCGTTTTCGTACGCCTACGGTACGCACCCCAGATGATGTGCCATTAATGATGAAGCGTTCGATTTTAGCATAGTTAGACTTATGCGGCAGAACATACTTACCCAACTTACGGGTTCTGTTGTACCGCTTGTCGCGGTGTTGAATCACACTATACGCACCACCTGACAGTTTAACGTATCGACCCTTTTCCCATCGAATGCTGCTCGCTGCAGTTGGGCTTTGGGTCATGTTTCTTGCTTTTTCTTTAGCTGCCCTAACAACAGGTTTCAAAGCTGACTTCTGTGCTTGCAACAAGAACGGGGTGCGATACTCGTGCGGCATGCGTTGCAGCGCAGCTTCCAGCTGGTCGAATGCTCTTTGGTCTAACTTGATGTTTGCACTAAGCATTATCGCGAAGTTCAGAATGAATCAGCAGCCCTTCTCGGCGACCGATTTCTTTGGTTGCTGTTATGTGATATTCATCACTATCGTAAACGATAACCATGTCGGCTGTAATGTCTGTCCTGTGGCGAATAATCCAATCCGTACGATTCTGACTAATCAACTGACTTTCTGAAATCAACTCACCAGCCAAGCGGTCAATCTTTTTAGCCCAAACTGTGGCTAATGTGCTTAGTGTCAGAACATCATAATTCCAGCTATCCTTGGATGTTGTCTTCTGTTTGATTTCAATCTGTCTGTCCAATTCTCCTACTATCATAGCACACGGTATTTACTTAACAGACTGTCTACGCTGTACGGTACGGCATTGGCTGTCTTGCCAACGACAACAGCTTGACGGTTCTCGTACATGTGTGCGACGAAGATACGAATCGCATGCAGAATTGCCTCTGGTACATCTGCCTCGGTGTAGCCTACTGTAAAATTGATTTTGACTCGGTTCAGTGCGTAGCTGTAAAGCGATGGATAATTGTACCAGTTGATTCTGCCACCGCTGCCATCGATTTCGTAGTAATACTGATTCGTTGGTAGCGTAGTCAGCACATTGCTCTGATTCAAATACTCGACACTGCTGATGCTAACTACTGGTCCAGTCGGAAACCTTGCTGGTTCAAATTTGTCCAGATAACCTTCTGCTGTTACATCGCCGATACGGACATTGCATGCTGATTCGACATACTCGATAGCGGCATCGCGCATGCTGCTAATTAGCGTGTCTTCAGATGACCCATCGACCCGACAAAAAGTCTTCAAATCAGCAACAGAAATAACATCGTCTAAAGACGGATTAGAGGTGTATTTTACGAGCATGCCCAAAAATAATCTAAAAAAAATTCAGAAATTTTTGGTCAGCTATAACTCAACTATAGCAACCGTTCCGCAGTTCTGACTGAAAAGGTATATACATACCGCGAATATGCCGTTTTGCAGAATACGGCAGAAAAACGATGTTTAGCGAAGTTTGAGTAAAACGTAAAAAAATGCCGTTTAGCGGCACAAATTTGGTAGCTAATTTTTTTCGTTTTTACCTTTGTAGAGTCAATTCTGACGAACGAAAATTTTTAACTAATCCACTGTCAAATGGAACAGACAACTCACCCCCTCGCTGGCATCACTGCTGGCAACCTTTTAACCAATTACAAGCAGGCTGACGGCTCAATTGAGCGGCGGTTTGACTACCAGAAATTGGAAAAACACCTACCCGAATTGAGCGACGATGCGAAATTCATTTTGGTCAATATCACTCTGCGCACAACCAGAGGCGACTGGGCTTCATATTACAAACTGCCAGAGGGCGACACGCTCGTTGGTTTGGGTTGGACGAAATTGGAATGTGTGCTCGATACGATTGCGCATGTCATGACACGACAGTATCATCTCTTTCAAGAGGTTAAGAGTGCTAATCACTATGCTGATATTACGACTGTCGATAAAAAACACATCTGCTGGCATTCACGGGAAGCATGGCAACAGGAAATCCACTGGCAGACCCTGCACGGCTTGTTTACGGTCAAACTCTGGAAAGTGAAAGAGGGCGATGTGTGGTGTGGTGTTGAGCCAGCCACAGAGCAAGACATTGCAACTGACAAGGTATTTACCAAGCGTAAAGACGCTGAGGCTTATGGTCGCGACCTTAAAAAGATGCGCAGCTTACGACGACAGCGTGATGAATTGAGCAACCAACTGAGCGAGATGTTAGCTAACATAGATAGCTATTATGACGTTCTGATGGAATCACAATCTAAATGTTTGCCACTGTAGTTCGGTGGTTTGTTTGACGACGGAAAGGGGGGTACGGCAAAAGGCCTGCCCCTCTTTTTTTATGACTCACGAAAAAAAGTTTGGTAGTTAAAAAAAGTTTTATATATCTTTGCCATCAAGTCAAACAAACTAAATCTAACTAAAATGACTAAGCAAGCTAAACAAGATGTCTACACCAAGGTAACTGATAAGGTTGTAGCTGGATTACAGAAAGATGGTTTAAAGTGGTTCTGCCCATGGGCGAAATCAGAGGGTGTTATGGGAATGCCAATCAACAATGCTACTGGCAAGGCTTACAAGGGTATTAATATCCTGTTGCTCTCTGCTGCATGTGCTGACAATGGTTTCGAATACAACGAATGGCTGACCTACAAGCAATGCGCTGACAAGGGTGGTCAAGTTAAGAAAGGCTCGAAGTCTGAGATGGTCATCTACTGGCAAGTGTCTTTTGTCGATAAGGACAGCAACTGGTACAAGAATGAAGATGCTGTAAAGGCTGCTGGATTGACCATGGCTGACGTTCAAAAGCGATTTGCTGCTAAGTGGTTCAATGTCTTCAACATTGCACAATGCGACAACATCGAGCCTAAGACCCCTGCACGTCCTGTTGATGTCAACAATGACATTGACCCCATCGAGCGAGCAGAGGCTGTTTACAACAACTATCCTGAAGCCAAGCGACCAACATTGAGCCACGGAGGTGATTCTGCATTCTACCGTCCATCAACTCACTCTGTTCAGATGCCTGAGATGAACCGCTTCGAGTCTGCTGATGCATACTACGCCACACTGTTTCACGAGCTGGTTCACAGCACTGGTCACGAGTCTTGCCTCGACCGTGATTTGAAGAACGGATTCGGTACTGACAAGTACGCCAAAGAGGAACTGGTCGCTGAGATTGGCTCAATGTTCCTGATGGGCTTGACTGGCTTGGAAGTAAAGAACGACAACCAACAGGCCTACATTAACGGATGGATTTCCAAATTGACCAAGGAACCCAAGCTCGCAATATCTGCGGCACAACGAGCCATGAAAGCTGTTGACTTCATCACCGAAGGGTGATGGGTCAACGGTTTATCGCTAATCGCTATATGACCAGAAAAACGATGTCCATGAAAAACACACATATCGAAGTGGGGAAGCAATACGGCTGCCCCTTTGCCCCAACCAAACGAGTCGAGGTCGTGTCCATCAACGGAGGCGCTGCTGCTTGTAAAATCATTGAAAACTCTAACCAAGCCTTGCACCCCAACCACGTCCGCTATGTCGGTTCGGTTATGTTGGTTCCGCTCATGGTCTTGGAAAACGCTAATCCCCTATGAAAATAGCCCGCTCTCTCGCCGATGTCAAGGCTGACCCAAGGGTTGAGTCCGTACACATCGAGTACGACTCAATCTACGAGCCTACTGGAAAACTATACGTGGTCTACCTTGCCGCTGGGTGGACGAATGACCATCTGGAATGCAGTCGCATCCAAGAAACAACTGTAGCTGAGTTGCTATGGCAGTTGAATGGGACTGTTGTAAGGGTGTAAAAAAAGGGGGCTACCAAACGGCGACCCCCTTTCCAACCCTGAATCTACTCTAACCTATGAATCAAGCCAAATCACTGCAAACAGAGAACGCACCACCTTGTCGAACTGCGACATCGTAGTAACGATTCAAGTGCAAGATAATCTGACCAGTACCTGCTGAGGTGTATGGGTCAACTAACAAATCAACTCCTGAGAAGTAGGCCAACAGCAATCCTTGACGGAAGTTCCCGAAAATCATCTGACCAACTGAACCAGATGTTTCATCAGCAAGATGCTTGGTAGCTACTGGTCGGTAACCATTGAACAAGCCGTTGTCGAACAACGCACTTACAGAGCTTACCTGAGCCAGTGATTTGCTCAACTTGTAAGCCGTTGGACTCATGACGTAAGTACAACCTGACAAGTCGCCACCTGCTGCCAATACAGCCGCCTCCATTGCGTTGGCTACTGAAGCTGCAAATGTGGTGTCAGTTGCTCCAGCTGTTGACTGGTCATCAGCGGCGTTAGCCAGTACGTGAATGAATGCCTGACGGTCGATGTGTTCAACCATGTCTGCGTTCAAATCGCCAGCAATCAAACGGTCGACTTCTGGTCCGCCTTGCAGAATCAACTGCTGGCTGTACTTGGTCTTCGTGCTGACACGTTGTGGCGTCATGGTTACTTCGTCAAGTTCCAAGCCAGCCACTGTGTTAGCATCGACCTCACCTTCTTCCGTTACTGTACCCTGAGCACTGACTCGTGGAAACTTCAAATTTCCAGTCGCATTGATAACCTGCGTTCCCAAAGTTTCGATAACAGTTGGGGCGCGGAGCGCTGCAATTGCTGCTGGAACATCAGTGGCAACAAAACCAGAGCCATCACCAGTTGCGGTGGCTTGGAAATTGTCGGCAGCACCAGCACGCATTGCGATTGATGGAATACCCACCATGCCGTTCGGCTGCAAGCCCTGCGCTCGCATTTCGCTGTGTGCTTGTTGCGCCCACTCTGCTTCTGCTCCCTCCAGCTTTTCATTCATGCGAATCTGGTTAATTGCACGGCTCAAGCTGAAGCGGTAGTTTACAGCAGAAATTTCTTTCTGTTCTGATGTGCTTGAAACACCTGCGTTAGCCATTCGAGCAACCATTTCTTGCTCGCGTAGCTTGTGCTTAATCTTCTGGTCGATTTGTTCCATCAACTCAGTCAATCGGTCTGCTCGTTCTTGCTCAGCCTCAGTCATTCCACGACCGTCCGCCTCGACGAGTTTTCCAATCTCTACGAACTCTTCATAGTAGGCGGCTCGTTGACCTTTCAAATCATTCAAATTCATCGCTTTTTTCCCTTTAGCATTGGTTTCCGTAAATGTACGACTACTTTTTTTCTCATTTTCCGCCTTAGCGACCGTAGGTTCGTCGTTATTTTCAACTACGGTATATCCTTGCCCATCTGCGATGATAACCTCGCTATCTGGCTCTAAATCGTCGTTAGCGGCAAATGCTGACCTTGCTTGCAGTGTAGTGGTCGGATAAGCTGGGTAGGTTACCGCAGAAACGTCATAGAGCCGCTTCACCTTGGTAACGGTTCGTAGATTGGCTTCTGTATCAACCTCCTGTTCATCAATCACAAACGCAAAAGACATCTGGCTAATGTCGCCTCGCTTAACCGCTTTGTAAGTGTCCCTGCCTAACTGTGTATCATTCAGAATAGCACGGGTGTAGAGTCCTTTTTCATCGACCCTAAGTTCCAGTGTGCCATTGGTCGTTCGAGCCAACGGCATTCCATCGTGATTTAGTAAGTATCGAACATCATCTTGCAGTACGTTATCAAACGCACCACGGGCGATTCGTTCTTGGAAAAATCCAAGGTCTGTGGTCGTGTCAAAATTGGCGGCATAGCCTTCCAAAATCATGTTGTCGCTATCTGCATCTTCTGCAGCGCGTAATTCCATGGTTCGCAGTTCTACATCTTCACCGTATTTCTGGCGAATTTCTGCTTCTAAATCGCTGTTTTTTTCATTCATTTTTTCGACTGTTCTTTTTGCCCATGGCAGCATAGATTTGCCACCCCAAGCATCGTACATCAAACCGCCACAGCCTTCGCTGTATGGAACGTCAGCATTTTTCGCATGACGGCTCAAAAAACTGTAAATTCTTTTCACTGTTTTGGCGCTAAGGCTCTCACGTTTTGCCAAGCTGTTAGCCCTCGCTTTACCCACTGCGGTTCCGCAGCTTCCCCAACCGTTTTCATCAGCCCATTTCAGTGCTTTCTTGGCGTTGTTGCTCGCGCTTTGTGGATAATCACTGTATGCCATCGACTTCTGGTTCTTTTGGTTGCAAGTTACTGCCGTTTTTGTTGGCCACTGATTCACTGTAAGAATCAAACTGATTCAAAGCGATTTGGTTGATTTGGACGAAGTGTGTATTTCCCCCATCGACTGGGTTCATATTCTCCCGATTTCTGACTTCATTTATGCTCATGGCACCCAGCCGTGTCATGCCCTCATAAAACTGAATTCGCGCTGTCATATCAGCCCGATACATTTCATCCATATTCATGCGGATATAATGCTCAGGGCGTTCCCGTTCTTGTAACACTTTTCTGCTCAGTTCTTGTTCCCATCTCTGAACCCACGGCGCAATGGTTTGACGGGCGAACATAATTTGCTGTTGCTCAACGTTATTGTATGTGGTTTGATTGTCCAGCCAAATCAGTGATGGCGGCACATTGAAAATGCGGCAAACCTCTTCAGCTTGGAACTTTTGAACGCCCAAAAACTGAGCCTCATCGGGTGATATACTGATGCGTTGGTACTTAAGGCCATGCGGCACCAGTTTTACGCCAGCACTGCCTTGTTCACGCCAGTTATCTCTGACCTCTTTCATCTGCT